TGGTCCATCAGTTGATGTAGAATTAGAAAATGATTCAAAAGAAACTGAAAATGAACTAGAGGTAAAAAATGAAAATACTAAAGACAATAATGAATCCAATGATTCATCTGAGAAATCTAGTGAGCAGCTTGATGTTCAAGTTAGCGAACAAAAAGAAGAAAAAAAAGAAGATGAGCTTAAAGAATATTCTGAAAGCGTTCAGAAAAGAATAGCAAAGCTTACAAAAAAATGGAGAGAAGCAGAGAGACAAAAAGATGAAGCTTTATCTTATGCCGAAAGAGTAATGGCAGATAAGAAAAAAGCTGATGAAAAATTGTCTAAACTAGAACCCGGATACATGAAGTCTACAGAAGACTCAATTAAATCTGGATTAGAATCTGCAAAAGCAAAACTGGCAGCAGCTAGAGAATCAAATGATTTACAAGCTGAATCAGAAGCTTTAACAGCCATATCAGAGTTAGGTTATAAACAAGCAAGATTCTTAGAAGCTAAAGCACAACAAGAAGAAGAGGCTAAAGTAAGAGAATCAAGACCTAAACAAACTGATTTGAATGTTCAAAGACAACAAATTTCACAAGGTACTCCTGATCCAAAAGCTGAGGATTGGGCTACTAAAAACACGTGGTTTGGTAAGGATACTGCTATGACTTACACTGCTTTTGATCTTCATAAAAAGCTTACAGAAGAGGAAGGTTATGATCCTCAATCTGACGAATATTATGCTGAAATTGATAAAAGAATAAGACTTGAATTTCCGCATAAATTTGATACAAGTTCAACTAAGGTTGAAAATAATACGACCAAGCCTGTACAGACTGTTGCATCTGCAAGAAGAAGTACAAAATCTGGTCGCAAAACTGTGAGGCTCACACCATCACAAGTAGCAATTGCTAAAAAATTAGGTGTGCCACTTGAAGAATATGCGAAACAATTAAATATCACGAAGGAGGTATAGGCATATGGAAGATAAAAATATAAAGACCACTCGTGCGAGCCAAACTCGAGAAAAAGATTCTCGACCGAAAGTTTGGACTCCACCATCAAGTTTAGATGCACCCCCTGCGCCTACTGGGTTTAGGCACAGATGGATAAGAACTGAAACTCTTGGATTCCAAGACACTAAGAATGTCGCAGGAAGAATAAGATCTGGATACGAGCTTGTAAGAGCTGACGAATATCCTGATTCAGATTATCCGATTGTCGAAGACGGCAAATATAAGGGAGTGATCGGAGTTGGTGGCCTTGTGCTGGCAAGGGTACCTGATGAAATCGCACAGCAACGTGCCGAGTATTATAAAAAACAAGCTCGAGAAAACGTTGAAGCTGTAGACAACGATTTGATGAAGGAACAGCATCCAAGTATGCCGATCAATATTGATCGACAGACTCGTGTAACTTTTGGTGGTACGAAGAAATCCTAATTATAGAATTTCAAAACCAACAAAGTACACTTAAACAATAATGTCTAAGGAGGACAACTTTTATGGCAAATAAAAACGCACCATTTGGTTTAAAACCAATTGGAAAAGTAGGTCAGAACAAAGACGCTCAAGGTTTAAGTGAATATAGTATTGCGGCGAATGATAGCACAACTATCTACTTCCAAGACCCAGTTAAAATGTCTGCGGCTGGAACAGTAGATCAAGCTACATCAACGTCGACTATATTAGGTTCATTAAACGGAGTGTTTTACACTGATCCTACAAGTAAAAAACCAACGTGGTCAAATCACTATGCACAAGTAAATGCAAGTGACATTGTCGCGTTCGTATCAGACGATCCATATGAAAGATTCGAGATCCAAACAAACATTTCATCTGCTTCTGAGCAGACTGATGTGTTTAATAATGCGGATATCGCTCTTGCAAATGGTGACTCGGCAAACTATGTATCAAAAGCAGTATTGAATAATGCTACATTAAGCACAAATTCAGCACAGCTTAAAATCATAGGTGTTTCAAAAGATCCTGAAAACAATGACATAACTTCTGGTTATGTTAATTGGGTTGTAATGATCAATGAACACAATCTTAAAGTAACAACAGGCGTATAATAGAGGAGAAAAACTATGGCTATATCACGAGGACAACTAGTTAAAGAACTAGAACCAGGTTTGAATGCTCTATTCGGCTTGGAATATAAACGTTATGAGAATCAGCATGCTGAAATATACTCTACAGAATCTTCAGACAGAGCGTTTGAAGAAGAAGTAATGTTATCAGGTTTTGCTCAAGCTCAAGTTAAACCAGAAGGTTCAGGTGTAACTTTTGACAATGCTCAAGAGACTTACACTGCAAGATACACACATGAAACTGTGGCTCTTGCCTTCTCAATAACTGAAGAAGCAATTGAGGACAACTTGTATGACAGACTTGCTAGTAGATATACAAAAGCATTAGCTAGATCTATGGCAAACACAAAACAAGTTAAAGCAGTAGCTCCATTAATAAATGGTCTACCTTCTAACGATGCTTTCGATTCAGGAGACGGTGTTTCTTTATTTAACACTGCTCACCCAACAATCGCAGGTACTGTTAAAAATACTTTAACAACTCAAGCAGACTTAAATGAAACTTCGCTTGAACAATGTTTAATCGACATTGCTGCAATGACAGACGAAAGAGGTCTGAAAATTGCTGCAAGAGGCGTTAAAATGATTGTTCCTTCTGAACTTCAATTTACTGCAGAGAGATTGATGAAGTCTCAAGGTAGAGTTGGTACTGCTGACAATGATATAAACGCAATCGTTTCTATGGGAATGGTTCCTCAAGGTTACAGAGTGAACAATTTCTTAACAGATACTGATGCGTATTACATCATTACTGACGTACCTAATGGTATGAAATACTTCAACAGATCGCCAATTAAAACAGCGATGGAAGGAGATTTCGATACTGGTAACGTTAGATACAAAGCTAGAGAAAGATACTCATTTGGAGTTTCTGACTTTAGAGGTATCTTCGGCGTTGAAGGTGCGTAATACCTAAAATATTTTGGGGCAGAACACAATTCTGCCCCAATTTAAATATATAATGAAAGATACTCATGAAAACTTTTCGTATTAAAATCAGATCTAGAGGATACTTCTGCGACTTTACAATTGAATGTGAAGACAGCAGTGAAGCATTAGAAAATGCAATAGTTGACAAACTAGGAAAAAATGATATAGTATGGGAAGATTCGAAGTTTTACAGTTTAAGTAAAACTTGGTTGACTTATGAGGAGGTCAATGATGCAAACACACGTTCAATCCCTTTACAAACAGAAGAGGGGCTTAGAACTAGCGTGGGAGCAGCACTATAACGAAGAGGGTAGATATACTCTTGATATGGTGAGAATTGATAATAAGATAAGAGAAGTTATCAATCACATTAAGATAGCAGAAGCAAAACAAGCTAACTTAGTGAATAAAATAGAAGATGCTGCACCACAAGTTTCAGTAGCTACTTAATTAAACGCTACTACATCGCTGGAAATACACACTCCACTACAAACTCGCTTGCACTCTATTAAAATCTGATATATAAAATCCTTACTATACAATAATTTTTAGCATAGACGCGTATAGTCGACGGCCAAGAGACTATGTTAAAATAACTTGGAGGATAAAAATATGGCTCAAACTACATTTACAGGACCAGTAAAATCTATAAATGGTTTCATTGGTGCGGGTGTTGGAATGACTGAAGCTTTAACTAGTGGTGCAATTACAGTTGCATCTCAAGCTGGTAAAGTTTTAAAAATAGGTTCTGATACTGATGGTGTAATTACGCTTCCTACTATCAATGATAGTGCAGCAGGTGCTACTGATGATACTGGATTAAATTCTGGTTCTACAGTTGGTGCAACTTTTAACTTTTTTGTTGAAACAGCTGCAACAGCTATGAAAATCAAAACTGATGGTACTGACAAATTTGTTGGTGCTATTTCTGTTTTAAGCACAAACGCTACTACAGGTGGTGTAAGTGGTTTCGTATCTGGCGCTACTAATGATGTCATCAATTTAAATGGTGGCACAACTGGTGGTAAAGTTGGAAGTACAATTAAAATCACAGCAATGGATGATAACAAGTATCTGGTAGAAGGTTTCTTAATTGGAACATCTACTTCAGCTGCTAGTGCAACTCCATTTGCAGATAGTTAAAAATAATTAGGAGCTCCTTCGGGAGCTCCTTAATAAGGAGATATTTAAAAAATGAAATCAGATGTTAAAGCAACACAAAAAACTTCAGATGGTTTAGTATTTGCAGGAAGAACAAGATTAAGAGGAATCGTTCACAGTGCACTTAATTCTACTACAGCAGGTACTTGTGTTCTATTAAATGGAACAGCAGGAGCAACTTATTTTTCTGTAGACGCACCAGCTGGAGAT